CAAATTTATTTGAAAGGAGGCTATTCACATGCCGAAAATTGTGAAACCAAATTTATCAGATTATTTTAATCTGCCTAACTCAGGATTGCGGTCATATTTAGAACATGTACGCAATGGACAACCTGATGAATTCAGAACCACCTTTGCTAAAGGTGATTCACTAGAGAAAGTCCTCAAGGATTGGAGCCCAACTCTTGAAACAATTGCGAAAGAGTGGCCTACCCTTGTAGACTTTGAAAATGACCTGAAAACCAAGGTCGGCCCGATGTCAATCATGAAACCTCTAGCTGAAAGGATGAAAGATATCGAGTCTTACTACACGGACATCCTCCGTCCGGCAGTCCCTATCGCCTTACCCGCCATGAAAGCACTTCGTGACGAATGGGACCCATTAGTTGGCTTAAGGTTGAAGTCACAGACTAAGACTATTCAGGACATGAAGTTATCCACGAATAGTGGCGCGCCTTACTTCACCAAGCGTAGAAACGTTACGGCGAAAACGATTCCCTGCACTAGTTTCAGTATGACATACGGTGACCCAAAGAAAGATTGGGGCGCAGTTATGTATCACGACGTCTCTCCCGATTGGAAAGGACAGTTAGGTCTAGCCATCGGTGATAAAAGGTGGGACGCATGTGCAGTACTTGGTTGGCGCGGTCAAGAGGGAGGTTTGGACCCTGATGACGTCAAACAGCGAGTGGTTTGGATGTTTCCCTTTGCTGTTAACGTATGTGAGTTACAACTCTATCAACCATTAATTGCTGGAGCACAGAAGTGTGGTCTAGTTCCTGCTTGGATTAGCATGGAATCAGTTGATCAGCGTATCACAGATATGTTTGATTCAAAGGGCCCTGACGATTTAGTGGTTTGCACAGACTTCTCGCGATTTGATCAACATTTTAATCAGTATCTGCAAAGGGCGGCCAGAGACCTTATCGGATCCTTGCTCGATCGTGGTCCGGACAATGGATTTTGGTTAAATCGTGTATTCCCCATTAAGTATCAGATTCCTCTCTTGATACAGCCTGACCAAATGTGCATTGGTAAGCATGGCATGGGAAGTGGTTCGGGTGGAACCAACGCGGATGAAACAATCGCGCATAGAGCACTACAGTATGAGGCGGCTCTAGAATCCAACCAACTGTTAAATCCAAATTCACAGTGTCTGGGTGATGATGGTGTTCTGACCTATCCCGGAATTACTGTGGAGGATGTAGTGCGATCGTATACTGCTCATGGCCTCGAAATGAATGTAGACAAGCAGTACGCGAGCAAACAGGACTGCGTGTATCTCAGAAGATGGCATCATCAAAATTACCGGATCAACGGAGTATGCGCGGGAGTTTATTCAACCTATAGAGCTTTAGGTAGGTTGTGTGAACAAGAGCGATATTATGACCCTGAAGTATGGTCGAGAGAGATGGTTGCGCTGCGACAACTGTCTATAATTGAGAATGTGAAGTATCATCCTCTTCGTGACCAGTTCGCAGACTTTTGCATGGCAAGGGACAAGTATAAGTTAGGACTTGATATCCCAGGCTTCTTAGACAATATCAGCAAATTGGCTAAAGACGCTAACGAACTCATGCCGGACTTCCTTGGATACACCAAGAGTATGCAGAAAGATGCCGACTCGGGTATCCAAAACTGGTGGATAGTTAACTATCTGAAGTCGCTTCGGTAAAGTCGGG